TTATACATCCTAGGTGCAGATATACAGTAATTCATCATTACCTTTGTAGTATCAGCTGTTGGTCTAGTCATATTCTCAGCCAACTTCCACTCTAGCATTATATTTGTACCTAACACTTTAGCTCCAGTATATAAAACTTCTATTGTTCTAGATATTCTTTCAAAGTTATCATTAGCTGGAGGATTAAACGTGTCAGGCTTTTCTAATGTTTTCTCTAATCCTTGATCTGTTTTCTTTATTTTAAATACTTGGTCTGAATACGTTTTGTACTCAAAGTACAATACTTGTATTGTATTTTCATCATAATTACCCCAGTTAGTTACATACTGCGAATTGCCAGGCATATCCTGTATTTTTTCTAATTCAGCTGGTGATAAATTTGGAAACTGCTTTTTAAGCTCTGCTAAAGAAATTGATTTAACTTCACCCACATAATATATATCCTCAAAGTTTGGATCCTCTGTGTATGAATAAATCATATTAGCTGGATCAACATAATCAGTAACTATACCTTCTGCTTTGTTAAACGATGTTTTAACAGCTCCAATACCTATAGTAGTTAAATCATGAGCCAACCGTTTTTTTGTTTGCTCATACTTATTAAAAGCTAATACATTATTTATAACCTCCTCTTCTGCAATTTCTACATTCTGCTTAGGAGTCATTTGTAAATGTATATCTAACTCTTCTCTGTTCTCAGGTAAACTTTCTAAGTCTCCTGTTGTTGAAAAGTCCATACCTAAGTTTTGCTTTATGTTTAACAAAGCTTTTTTGGTATTCATATCTTTTTCAACAGCCGCTGCGTAATCAGTTCTGCTTTTTACAGAAAATGGATCTTGAGCAAAAGCATTTATATCGTATGACTTATTTGACATACCGTTTACAACGATATCAACAAATTTTGATATAACCGGTATTGGTTTCCAATCTAAATTAAGATAAGATAAATCACCGTTTATAGATAATTCATCTTTATACTTTTGTATTGATTGCTCACCTCTAGCGTATAAACGTAGTGAGTGAAAACTATTCCAATTGTTTAAGTATCTATTACCGTTACCTCTTCCTTGATTGAACCATTCTTGTTCAATAGCTCTAGAGACTTGTAAGCCGTAATCATAACTAGCTTTTACTTCGTCGCTAACAACCTGGTTAGGGAAAGAACTATCGGTATTTGTTTGTATTTTCATTTATCTTAATATTTTAGACGTAGAACCTCTATTGTCATATCTTTTAATTCCTAAATCGTAAACCTTTTTTTGCACTGGACTAACTGGTGAATATAGGTTTTTGTTACAAGCCATTATTGCTAAACCAGAACTTATAGAAGCATCATGCTTTGTTCTATTGTTTATATTGAATTTACCCCAGTCTTCTAATGTTCTTTGAAAGTACATATCTCCATAACCAGCTTCTGTTCGTCCAACACAAGTTTCTATATATGATTCTATAGCCGCAGCGTGTGCTTGCTTTATATCTTCACTGGAGTTTGGTATACCGCCTATCTCTCTTTCAGTTACAGATAATTTGTTTAATCTTTTGTCGGGTCTATTCATTGAAAAGCCTCTATAGCCTCTTCTTTTGAAATGATACAGTAATCTAGGTTTGTTATTTTCAGCAAGTATTGGCATACCATAAAATATGCAAGCCATTAATACATCTTCAAAAAATATCTCAGCAGTTTGTGGTCTAGCTATATATTCTAAAAAGAATCTGTTAGGTGGAACATCCTCCATACTAAACTTAGTTAAACCGTGTAAAGCTCCGTTAGAACCTCTTTTATCAACCGTACCTGATATATCATAACTGTCACAGCCAAAAGCGCCACAGTGTTCGTTACCTGGATATTTTGTATTACCTTTTGTTATAACTCTATTTTGCATTTGCACAGGTGGTACCCAACTAACGTTGAACCTACCGTTTTTATTTGGTACAAATATTACCTTAGTATCTTTTATACCGTTTTCCCACATAAAACTTCCAGTGGTTATTATCGATGTATTTCTAAGGTCTTCATTATAATCTATTTGTTCATATATCTTCGTTAAATTAAACAAAGATTGTTTTGCTTCATCTCTAAAAGCGTGTTGTTCTGTTCTCGGAAATTGACGATAGTATTCATTTAAACCATCTTGATCTCCTTTTAATCCTTCAACTTCATTTGTCCAGTATTCAATTACACCTTGCTTTATAGGCGATCCATCAGGTCCTTCAGCTGGTTTTTTTGGCGTTTCAAATACAGGAAATCCATAAGAATCAATGTAGCCTTCGTAGTTCCATTCCATAGGAATGAACAAGCTATAGAGTCCCGAACGAGTCTGTCCATTTGCATTTCTTTTTGTTGCGTCGGAGTCATAGTATAGTTTTTTAAAGTTCTCACCACCTTTGTCTAAAGCATTTGATGTACTACCCATCATACACTTACCTATAATTTTTGAACCTAACCTTAAACAAGTTTTTGTAACTCTCCAGTTATTTAATATATTTGTAGGTCTTTCCCATTTACCACTTTCATCGTGGACTAATAGTTTTAATTTTTCACCGTCGTACGAGTTGTCCCCGGTGTTCTTCCAGTCGATCGTTGTATCGAGACCGGTGATTTCCTGTAGCTTCTCATTGGTGTCAAGCTTTTTTCTGGTAAATTTGGACGCTGGTACCCTGTACGCAAGTTCTGTCTTCGGCCTGTCCATACCGTCCTGGATGGGCTTGAAGAAAAAGGGGTAATTAACTGAGATGGGTACGACCTTATCAGTAAACATCTTTTTGGCGTCTGGCCCGGACTTTGATAAAATGCCAAATCTTGAATCTGTGGATATTGTTGCTTGATTAACCGTCTCGCCTGATGCCATGAAAGAGAAACCTGACCGTCGGTTTTTAAGATAACACATTCCGTAACACCGTACATCTGCTTTACAGGCTTCCCAGAATATAAAGAATAATCTGTTTGATTCCCTAAAGTCTGCTGCCCCAACATCAATTTTGGACCACTGCAAGTACATGTAGTGAGTGCCAGTAATATAAGAAGGCTTGTCTTTATTGTAAAACCAAAAACCTTCTTCACGCCTTTTAAATTCTGTATCAATATAGTCATACCATTTTTCTTTAAATTGTGAAGGGTATTCGTCCCAATCAAATACTGATTTTATCTTTGAAAGCTCTTTTGGGTATTCTATGTGTTTCCACTTGTCTCCTTCAAATTTAATAACATCATTTTCTTTTGGTAATGCTATTTTTACTCCTTGTATCTCGTAAACCTCTCCTATCTGGCCGGTCTTACTGATTACAACTATGTCGTGTTCTTCGTTATAACCGTACTCCCACTTCTTATATCTGTTTAACCTTTTTAATATCTTAGGTTTAATATAGTCTTTTAATATTGCTACTAAGGTTTGTTCGTACATTATCTAGATCTTCCTTCTGCAAAACCTCTAAAAGCTTTTTCTTCTTTAGCTTCTTTTGGATTTTCATTTAATCTTTCATCCTCCTCTTCTATCCTAGCAAGTATTTCAAAAGCATCGAATATAGCTAATTTTTTAGTTGCGGCAGCATTTTTAAGTCTGTCAGCTGATATATCATCTTCTGAGTCAACGATCTTTTCTTCTGCCACTTTAATTAACTCCTTAACTGCTTTTTGCCCAGCTAGGATTATATTCTTCTTGGTTTCTTTTGTGTTCATACTTTATAACAATATCATTAGATTTCATACAATAAACTCTCTGATCATCTATTATAAAGTCCCATTCGCTTCCAGGCGTAAAGCCTACTGTGTCTCCTGGGTTAATATTAAGCGCTTTTAAAGAACTATTACCTATTTTTAATATACCAATAAGCTCTTGCTCTTTTTGTGATCTTAAAGTGTCTTTGTTTTTTAAAGGCATTACAAAACACCTGTCTCCAAATGATTTCCAATCCTCTGTATTTTTATACAAATATATCTGATCTGCTGAACAAAAGTGTAAATCATTTTTAAAATGAGATCTACTTCTTTTCTTATTACCTCGGATATCATAAAAAACTCTAAATACATTATGATGTATTATTATGATGTCTCCTTTCTTTATACTTGTTTTAAAAGCTTTTGGTGTTTCAACCACTATAGCTAAATTGTTTACAGACTTAAAGTCTTCAATTTTAGTGTTTAGTATTAATGTAACGTCGCCTAGCTTTATTTTGTTATCGTATCTATCGCCAATTGGTTTAACGATAAAATCGTATAGACTTCTCATTTAATATTCTAAATCATACTCAACGGATATTGCCATGTTAGAATTAAACTTCTTCCATGGCATAACCTCGTTTCCTTTCTTTATGTAAATACTGTAAGAATTAGATTGTGTGTCATGTAATATGCAATCTATAGTATGTCCTCCGTAAACGTTTTGCCCTACTGAGTAGTGCATAGCGTCATTCTTATAGTCAGAACCTATACTTATTTTTCTTACAACAGAACTCATTACTCAGCTACCTCAAGAGTTTTTGCTTCCTCTTCTTGTTTAGCTTCTTCATAAGTTCCATCAGCTAAGTTTACGGTAATATCTCCGTACTCTTCTCTAATTTCAGCTTTGATACCATCTAATTCTTTTACAGCTTCAAAATGCGCTGATAGGTATTCTGCTTTTCTTGCCTCTAAAAATCCTACTTCCGTAAGTATAGAGTTCATTTTTCCTGTTGCGTCTTTAATAGACTTTAATTGTTCATCTGTTAATTTTCCCATTTTATTTAATTTAATTGGTTACTGTTATTACTATTATTACTTGTTTTTAATCTTTTTACTTTTTAAATAAAGGCCCTAGCTTATCTACTATTTTCTCACCACTTCTACCTATTACATAACCTCCAATACCTATTTCTAGTAAGTTCCAGAATTCTGGTTCTAAAGCAGGTGTTATTAAATGCGAAGATAGTTGTGATATGAATTTTGTATATATAATTATAAAGCCAAAAGAAAGCATAAGTATTGGTCTCCAGCTTCTCTGTAACCAATTACCACTAGCTTCAGCTACAATGATCTCAGTTTGCATTCTTTGCAACTCTAATTGAGCATCTTGTAGTACTTTAAATATTTTATTTCTAGCAGCAAGTCTTTCTTCTTCGTTAGTGAATAGATCATCAACCACATCTCCAACTTGCTTAAAGACTTTAGTGCTGAAAAATTCTAATATCTTTTTCATTTACTTTGCTTTTCTGTATGCCTCAGCTTCCCAAGGTAAGTTTTTAGCTCCTTCTTTCATTTGAGCTCTTGAATATTTTTTGCCTTTCCAATACACATTGTTATTGTCATAATCTAAATCACCGCGCTTCATTTGGTCTATATGTACCTTTTCATGGTTTATAACGCTGTTTAATTTAGCTGGAGATAAGTTATTGTTTATAACAATAGTACCGTTATTATTAGCTTTTCCTAAAACGCCGTCTTCCATATCTACGCTATAAATAGGTGTATTATCTATAGCGTATGGAGGATTTTGTAATTTAAAAGCCATTAATTTACTTTTTACAGTGCTTAGACATCCATGAACCTTTCATAGCTAACGGAGATTTACCTAATTCAGATCCATACCCTTTGTTAAGGTTTTTGATAGCAGAAGCTTTGTCTACTACAGGATTGTCTTTGATTAAGTTTTTCTTTTCTTGCTTGTTGTAATTTTTCATTTTTATATTTATTTATTATTAACAATTCCACCTTCTTCTAGCAGCTCTACCTCTTTCTGAGGTCCAGCCTTTTGATCTAGCGCAGAATGATTTTCTTCTTTTAGCAGCTTTACTTCCTTTCTTTAATTTAGAAGGAGGAGTTGTTACGGCTGTTTGCAATTTACTACCAGGGTTATCTCTTTTATATTTCTTAACACCCTTTTCAGACATACCGCCACCTGCTGCTGCTCCCGTACCAGTCTTGTTTGCTTTGTTGTAATATCCTTTAGATTTCTTTTTAGAAGGCGCTGGTGGTTTACTCTTTTTTAAAAAGGGACTTGATGATTGTGTAAATGCCATATCTTATTCTTTTAATTTCACCCACTTGGATAACGTATAACCTATAGTTACCAGTAGTAATAATATTTTTAAATATACTTCTATATTAGTCATAGTTACCGCCATGGTAGCGAGATTTATTGCATATAATTTTATGTCCTGAGCTAACATAATTTTATTATTTAGCTCGCTGCGTGATAGGTCCTTTTATAGAGCTACACCCACAATGTGCTTTAGAAATTTCCATTCCGTATTTACCTGAACTAGATCCTTTACCTTTTGGTAACGCGTCTAAATCTAATGGTCCATCCCATATAGCGTTTTGCCCTACGGACGCTTTGTTTTTATAATCTTTCATATCTATTTATTTATAAGTTTATTCTTTATAGCCTTCTATTCTAGCTTTTATAACATCAGCTCTAGTAATTTCACCGTCTCCATTTTGATCTTCAAAATATAAAGGTGTTATTTCTCTTTGAGGCATGCTTTTAGCTCTTTCTTCAGGTGTTCCAAATACATATTGAGCATTTGAAGCTTGACTTGGATTAAATACAGGTTTAGCATTACCCATTTCATTTGAAGGTACAGGTTGTCCCGGGTTTTGTAATATAGGTTTACCCAATAAGTTTTCATCTTGTTTTATCATTGTTGACGTTTTTTATAGATACACTTAGTACTTTATCGGTATAAGTGCTTCCTTTCATTATTTTATTTCTGCTACTCGTAGGTATATCATCTTGACCTAGCATGATCCTATAAACTCTATTTATAAGTTGCTTGCCTTTAAATGACACTTTATATATATGATACTTTTGAGTAGTCCTATTTCTTTTTCGCCAAACAGAGATCCAGTCTTCCTTCAATAACTTATTCCATCTTCTATTATCCCAACTGTATGAAAACGTACCTGTTTTAAAATCTTGCTTAGTAAACATATCTAAACAATCTAAATAAATTAATAGCTCTAGATCAGCATCATTTAAGTCATTATTTCTACATGCCCATTTACGTATGATCCTGTAGTGTTTTAACAACCCTAATTTTTTAACATCACTAGCATCTATTCTCATAAAACTACAACTATGTCTTGCATTTTTATAACTTGATACGGATCACCTTCTATTTCTATTGTGTGACCAGCGTGCCTATCGTAGTAAATTAAATCACCCTCGGTTAGACCTGCTTTGGTTGCTTCTTCTCCAGGAGATATTACAGATGCTTTAATGTATCTTATATCTTCCCTTTGTTTCTCGGCAAGAAGTAAACCGCCTTTAGTAGCGGCCACTCCTTCTTTTTGTTTCTTTATTATTAAGTTTCTACCTATCGCCTTCATTTGCTCTTAAATTATTAATTACACAATCAGTTGATAATATTGTAGTAGCTACAGATGCAGCATTTCTTAATGCACTTTTGGTTACCATTAACGGATCAATTATACCGTGTTTAACCATATCTACAGGTTCTCCCGTTATTGCATTTAAGCCAACACCTTTGTCTTGTGGCTGCGATGCCGTGATACCTGCATTTTCTAATATTGTAAAGTAAGGCGCTTTTATAGCTCTTAATAAAACTTCTTCACCTAATCCTTCACTTTTAATATATGTTGAAGCATTTAATAATGCAACGCCACCACCTGGTACAATACCTTCTTTTACGGCTGCTTTTGTTGCGCAAATAGCATCTTCAACTCTATCAGTTTTTTCTTTTAACTCTACTTCAGAGTTTGCACCAACTTTAACCACTGCAATTTTAGCAGTTAGCATTGATAATCTTTTTTCAAGCTTTATAACTTCCCAGCTTTTCAGCGTGTTATTCGTAAGCTTTTCTTTTATACTACGTATTACATCCTTTATCTTTTCGGACGCCTCAGATACCGTTATAACAGTGTCCTCGTGTGAGGTAACGCTTTTTAAACAAGATCCTAAATAATCTACGTCAATTGAATCAAGGTCATCGCCTAAATCTTCGTTAACTATTGTAGCACCGGTTAGTAAAGAAAGATCTTCAAGCACTTCTCGTTTGCTAATACCATAAGTAGGAGCGTTGATTACATTTACTTTTAGATTACCTTTCTTTTTATTGGTAGCCAGAGTTGATAAAACACCTTGTTCTAAATCGCCTATAATAAGCAAAGGTTTATTGTTTTTTATTACGTACTCCAGCACTTTTTGTATATCTCTTATAGTATTAACCGGGGATTCCATGATTAATACTAATGGATTTTCTAATTCAGCTGTTTTTGTTTGTTCGTTTGTAATGAAATGAGAGTTTGTTAAACCTTTGTCATAAGGCACACCTTCAATTAATTCAGAAACAGTTTTACCGTCACCCGCTGTTTCCATCATTACAATACCTGTATTATCTACAGATCTAAACGCGTCAGCTATAATAGAACCTAATTCATTGTCGTTATTAACGGATATAGAAGCTATATTATCTAGCATGTCACCTTTTACGTCAACTGCTAGCTTTTCTAAATACTTAATTACTTTTTCAACTGCAGAATTTATACCATCTTTTATTTCTCTAGCATTTTTCTTTTCTGAAACAGCGTAAGCTTCTTTTAATATAGCGTGTGCTAATACAGTTGCGGTAGTTGTACCGTCACCTGCTTCTTGAACAGTTTTTCTAGCAGCTTCTTTTAATAATGTAGATCCCATGTTTTCAACTGGATCAAACAATATTATAGAATCAGCTACAGTTACACCGTCTTTTGTTATAACGGGTTTACCTGTACCGTCTTCTAACATTACGCATTTACCGCCAGCTCCTAATGTAGAGCTGACAGCATTTGCTAATTTCTCTATTCCTTTAAATACTTGATCTCTAGCATCATCACCAAAGTTCAAGTTTTTGACAATTCCGTTCATATTTAATTTAATTTGATTTGATTTAATTTACCTTTTTCAGGTATACGAGTATTATTACTCGTTTTATAGGTTTTTTACCTATTTATTCTTCTACCGGTGGCACAGGCTCTCCGATAGTCAATGTAACACTTGTAGGTGTAATCAAACTATCTATTTGATTTTGTATGCTTGATTCAATACTAGCAACTTGCTCGTCACCCATTGCTCCTTTAGTCCAAGCAACTACTTCATCGTTTGTTAATTGATCAAACGGTATAAAGTTTGTTATTTGACTTGTGTCTAGAGATTGTGTTCCAATGCTTGTAGCTGAGTAAGCAACTCCCTCTGGATTTAATTGATCTGAAGTACCTGTTACAATCCAGTGCACATTGTACACTACATCCGCTTCGTTGTCTTGTTCTGGGTAGCAATCTACTGTTTTGCAATTCCAATTGTAAGTTGTCATAATTTTTGTTTTTGTTTATTTATTTATTTATTTATTTATTTATTTATTTTATTTATCAGGGTGAGCAGTCAGCTAAATCTATTACAACTCCCGAATTATTTACATCAAAGGTAAGATCTCCAGCGGGGACATACCAGTAATTTGGGGAAGTAAAAGTAAAAAGACCAGCACTATCTTGATATATAGTGTCTCCGACGCTAGGGTTTGTTCCGGAACCGTTGTGCCAAAGGTTCCTTAGTGTAGTACTATTACCAAGAGAGCAAGCTGTGACAACATTTCCATAAGAGTTACTATTGTCTATACTAAATTGAGTTAAACTTACCGCTCCGTAGTTCCTAAAGTTTAATAAATTATCTTTTGATCCGCTGTAAGTAGAGTCAAACTTACTAGCTACAGCGTCAGCAAAGCAATCAACTAGATCATCTGTAGTTGGATTTACTTCATCAACAACATCCTGTAGTGAGAAAGTGCTTGTATTAGGCACACCCATTATTTTTCTAGTTTTTCTAATCTTGCTTCTAACTCAGCAATCTTAGCAATTAATAAATCTATATAAGCAACAGACTTGAATCCCTTACTGTCTTCTCTTACAAACTCAGGGTTGGTTTTTTCTAGCTCTTGAGCTATAACACCATATCTTTTTTGTCCTTTATCTGTTTTTAATTCAAAAGTTTTCCAATCTGCTTTAACTCTATTATCACATATTTTTTCAACATTTTCTTTTAGTCTTTCATCTGAGGATAATATGAAATTTGTAGCTGTAACCGTATTTGAAAAAACAGTAGCACCTGTTGCGCCCATGAACATTCTAGTAGCGTAGCCATTACCGTTACCTAATCTAATAGCGAAACTAGAGTTACCGTCATCTCTACCTTGAAGAACTAACCCACCAAATTTAGAAAAAGCCGTTTCTGTTTGAGACGTTGGGTTTGTTGTATATATAGCTGACCCGTCTGGCAAAGCATTTGCCTGAGCCTGCGATACGTATGATCTTATGTCAATATCTCTCCAGTTACTAGTAGTATCTGTTGCTGATATTCTAATACCATTATTGGTTCCCGATATTACATCAAGTTTCAAGTTAGGGCTAGTCGTCCCAATACCTACGTTGCCTCCACTTATATACGAATCACCACCCGCAGAATTAATAAGAGATGGACTTTGACCAGAACTACCAGTCGTAAACAAGTAACCGTGATTTGAAGAGTTTAACCCTGCATAAACTCTAGTTGCAGTTGTTCCTACACCTATAACATTAATACCATTATTGGTTGTACCTTGCACGGATAAAGTTGATGTAGGCGAAGCCGTTCC